ACAGCGGGGAGGGCTGAGGCAGGCTTGGCGGCAGACCATTCGCCATCAATGACAGAGAGAGTCTTGCCGTTGTCGTTCTCGGTGACAGCGGGGAGGGTGGAGGCAGGCTTTGCGGCAGACCATTCACCGTCCACGACGGAGAGAGTCTTGCCGTTGTCCTCCTCCGTGACCTCGGGGAGCGTAGGGAGCGTGCCCTCTACTCCAGCAATGTTGATCCCCCGCGCGATATAGGCGGCGGCCAGGGTATCGGGCTTCTGCACGGTGACGGCACGCATGGGAGCGCCGTCCTCGGCCGTCACCGTCTGATCGCCCTCGGAAAAATCGGCGGCAACGGTGAGACGTTCGATAATCTCATCCGACAGCACATCTCCCTCGGTGAAAGTGGGGATGGCGCCGGTCTGCATCTCCTCACCGCCGGCGTAGAAGGTGACGCCGGCAAGCACCTGATCGGGGGTGGCGGCGGCGTCCGACACATCCGCCAGAATGACGCCCTCACCATCGGGTGCGCCGGGACGGATGCGATAGCGGATGGGCGTGGAGGTCTTGACACGACCCATGGCATCGCGCCCCAAGAGGGCAATGTGAAGCGTGCCCGAGGCGGCAAGCAGCAGGGCGGGGATGAGACAACAGCCTGCCTCGCAAAGTGGGACAGAGACGGCATGCTCCGCCTTGCTGTCCCTCCAAAAAACGGCATACAGATCCAAGCCCGCCCATTCCGGGTCTGTTTCGATCAACAGTCGAACCGTCTCGCGGTCTCCCGCGGCCAGAACGGCATCACTTTTCTGAAACAGGGTCTGTCCGTGTGTATACAGTTGTATGATAGTCATAAGTTTCCTTTCTTTTGATATGGATTTGCGCGTTTCTCATCGCAAGATCTTACACAGCGTGTGCAGTATTGCCTTGCCGTGTCCCTGCAAACGCAGAGTGATATGGTCGGCAGAGCGCGGGTGCAGAGTGACGGTCATAGGCTGGGTGCCGTTCCCCGTGACGGTGGCCAGATGCTCGCGCGGCGCCGCCCCGTCGTATCCGATCAGGATCTCGGCCTCGCTGTCAGGTGTCAAGGTCAGCGTCAGCTCCAGACGGATCAGCCGTCCGCGATCATCCCGTGCGCGGATGGGAGTTGTTTCCGCTATCCAACGCGCTGTGCCCTCGGTGTCACCCTCCAGCAAACAAACGGTACCGTCACAGCCGTCACGGTAGCAAAGTCCATTCCCATAGGAGGAAAAAGTGACGGCACGGGTGTTGTCCAGTCGGGACCAGAGGCGGTCTGCGGTATCAAAGACCAGCAGATGTGCCCGCCCGTCCTCCTCGGTCAGCGACAGCACATAGCGGGTGCCGAGTACCCCGGCCGCCGCCGCGCGGGGATAGTTGTCCCACGGGAGAGGAGGCAGCGGGGCGACGCGCTTGCCGTCGTAGGACATCATGGCGCTGCGGGCGTGATAGTAAAGAATGTTGCCCGCCTCCCGCAAACTCTCCCCACATCCGGACATGACCCCCTCAAGCGGGATCTGTTGCCAGCGTGCGGTCACGCCGTAGCCGGACAAACGGAGCAAGCCGTGCTCGGTGAAAAAGTGAGGCAGACCGCCGTATACCACAGCGGCGGTAATGGGATCTGCGGTCGCCAGCGTCCAGCGGCGGGCATCCTCCGCGTCGTTGGGGTCAATGACCTCCCAGTTGAAGGGATCGCCCCGACGGCAGGCGCACAAGAGGGTGATCGGTGTGCCGTTTTCGTCGAGACCCTTCGCCGCGCCCAGCAGGCGATCATCCCACACGATAAGGGTTGTAGGATCTAACTCGGGCAGTGCGCGGGTGACGCGCAGCGGCGCGTGCTGGCGCAGGGTCACGGTGGGCGGTGCCGAGATGACCAGATGGTCCTCCCCGCAATCCACCAGACGGTGAATGCCCGAGAGAGCGCGGAGCTCGGTGGGAACGATCCCCGCAAGGCGCACCGCATCGCCCGGGCGGAAGGCTGCGCCAAGACCGGGCGAGCTCAGACGCAGACAGCTGTTACTGACCGTCTGCCACTCCTCCCGCGCCGCCGAATAGCAGCGCAGGATCGGGGGACGCGAGGTAGTGTCCAGCCAGAAATCGCCGTGAGCGGGCGAGGCGGGGGCTGTGGGCGAGGTGGACAGAGGCGTGTAGGGAGAACCGTCGGGACGGCAGAGGGTGAAGAGGGTGGAGGCCGAGGTGGTCATCACGGCCTCAAGCGCCCCCGATGCGCCGTCCGAAAGGGAGAGATATTTGCGCTCGGGGAAGATCAGCACCTTGTCCCCAAAGGGGATCAGTCGGTGCTCGTCGTCAGAAAGTCCCAGCGGGTAGCGGGTCTCACCCACCACCAGCTCCCTCCCATCGACATAACAGAGCATCTCTCCGCCCGCGGTGCGCACGACCGTCATCCCATGGCCGCTCTGCGGAGAGGCAAGGATGGCGCGAGGCGCGCGTGTGGCGGTCACGCCCTGTTCGGTGATCAGATTTTCCATATAGGAGAGATTTCCTTCTGCCGCGCGATGGACAGGGGCAAGTCCTCCGAGGTGGAGGGGAATACGGGTCAGATTGGGAAGATTCAGATGCGGCAATCGCATGGCGATACCCCCCATCAGTAGCGGAAGCCGCCGCGGGGCAGATGGGTGCGGCGGAAATGGTCGGCATAGGCGCACCACAGCGTGTGGAACATGGCGATGTGCTCGTTGTACCGCGCATTTTCACCCCGCGCGTATTCGATCATGGCGGACAGATAGTAAATATATGCCTCATCCCAAGGGGAGGGGATCAGCAGCTCGGCGGTCGGCTCGCTGACATCGGGCAGCTCGGGCGCCGCCATGCGGTGCGGATCGTACAGCTCATACAAAACACGTTCGTTGAGCACGGCCAGATGACGGCATTTTTCAGGATGCGTCAGAAGATTTGGAGTCAGCGCGTCGGTGCGTTCGATGGCGTTGGATACGGTCATGATACGCCTCCCGTCCCTCAGGACTCGCCCAGAAGTGCCTTGATGCGGCGATCCGCGCGGGTGCGGGCGCGCTCGGCACGGGCGATCTCGTAGGCTACGGCGGGAGGTACCATGGAGGTCTCCCCGCGGGGGAGCAGATAGTTGATGCCGCCCACCGAGACGAACAGATAAGGCTCCTCGCCCGCGTGTCCGCGGGGGATGGCGACGGAAATGCGGTCGGGGTTGGCGGATTTGATGGTTTTGGACATGATCATGTCTCCTTTCGTATATGAATGAAGGTGTTGCTCAGCAGGGATGAGTCACCTGTTCGGTGACTCATCCCCTCGAATTTGTTTTGACGGCAAAGGCCGTCATTTTGGACTGTGAAAGTCCAAAAACAACAAATATCGGAACGAATTTCTTCGAAATTCATCAGAAAATCGACCTTGTTGTCGATTTTCTGATGAGGCTGAGTCTAACGGCTCAGCCTCTTGGTGTTAGTTTTCGATGTCCTCGTCGCTGTAGGTAGAGCAGGACATGACGCGCAGAATGCGCTCGGGGTAGAGAATGGTAGCGCCGTTGGTCTCCAGCTTGTAGCCGATGGTGGAGAACTGATCCAGCGGGCCGCCGACCTGAGACTTGTCCTTGACGATCATCTGCAGACCGCCCTGCTCGGGATCGACGATACCGAAGGCATCGCGGCCGAAGAAGTAGGTGGCGTAGGTGACGGTGCCGGCCTTGTTCTTGTAATCCTCGCCGCCGAGTACGGGTGCAAAGACGTTCTCAATGAAGCGGCAGCCGTGGAGGGCGCCGATCTCACCGTTGAGAATGGCCTCGGGTGCAGCATACTGGTGCGCCTCCATCCAATCGCGGCTGTGACGCAGGTCATGGGCGCAGGAGGGGTGAATGACGGCGATGTACTTGCCGTCGATGGTGGGCACACGGTCCTTCTTCATCTTGGTGACGGCGCGGGCAACCATCTCGGGGGTCATGGCGGACAGGACGGTCTCGCTCGCCTCCATCTCGGCAGGCGTTGTCGGGGTGGACGCGACCGAGCCGTCGCTGAGGTTGATGTTGTCACAGTAAAGGACATTGGTGCCGGTCAGCAGAGCATCGCGGATGAGGGTCTCCTGGGTGATGGCGGCAGAAGCGCCCATCTCCTCGGTGGCGCCGAGGATAACATCGTCATAGGCGTGCATCTCCAGCTGATCGGAGACGGTGGCGTAGGTACCGTACTGCTCGACGGTGCCGTACTTGGTGCTCATGCCAAACTTCTGACCGTCGGGAATGACATTCTCCTGCAGCTTTTTGGCAGGCGCGAAAGCGTTCCACTTGCGCCACTCCACCGTCTTGCCGTGATGGGCGGGCAGGGGCTGACGCTTGGCGAGCTGGGCGTAGACCATCTCGCACTTGGCGCTTTCCAGCAGCTCGGTGTCATAGAAGGTCTTGATCTCCTCGGGCATGGCGGCGGTGTCGGTGGCATTGGTGGTCACCGGGTCAGCGCCGAAAAACTGCAGGGAGATGCGGGCGTGTTTGTTCTGGTTGTGATTCATGTTGTTCTTTCCTTTCTTTGGTTGATATGGTGGATGTTCAGCATTCCCCGCCGTGGGGCGACGGTCACGGTTGCGGGTAATCCCCGGGAGATTTTCGCCATCGGGAGGGGAGATGTGAGGGTCAATGTGTGATTTTGGGGATCATTTCCCCGGGTAGAGCTTTTCGCCACGTGCGGCGGCCAGACGGATACGTTGCTTGAATTCTGCTCGCTGCTGCGGCGTGGCGCGGCGATAATCGAAAGCGGCCTCGGGACTGCTGCTGCCTCGCAGACCCGATTCCTCGGGACGGCGGCTGCCCGAGAGAATGGCCGCCGTCAGCTTTTCGGTGGCATCACGGGCGGCGCGTTCGGCATCCCGACGGCGGATCTCCCGACGGTGGAGCAGATGGTAAGCCTCGGCGGGCTCCAGACCCACCGCGGGGGAGATCAGACGCAGAAAGGCAGGGTCGCGCATCGCCTCGTCGGCGTCAAATTCGGGAAATTCTGCCCGCGCGGCGGCCAGTGCCTCCTCTGTGGGAATGGGCGCGATCAGATCCTCGGGCAGCTCCGCAGACGCGGTGGATTCGGCGGGTACTTCGGTGATTTCGGTTTGTTCGTTCATGTTTCTCCTTTCATCGCAGGGCGGCTTCGATGCGGCGCCCTCGGTTCATTTTTCCTCGTATGCCATGTCGTCGGGATAGCGGGAGGACAGCAGGGCAAAGCCGCGGGCAATGGTGTCAAAGGTCAAAAGGACAGCACCGCGGGAGGCATGGGAGGAATGGCAATGCAGACAGGCATCCCCCGGCTGCAGACGGGCATCCGGCTCGGTGATCTGCCCCGCGGCGCAAAGATCCACCAGCGCGGCGGCCAGGGTGTAGGTCAGCGTCGAGGCGGCGGCACAGAGCAGATCCTGCCCCGCAGTGCCGTCCCCCGCGTGTCCCGTCACCGTCAGACGGTGGGCGGGGCGGTCGTAGATGGCTCGGATCATAAAGAGGTCCTTTCGTATGTCGATCCCGTTTCCTCCTTCAGTCGGCGCAGGATCTCCTCCTTGCCTTCAAAATCCAGAAGCGTGACAGCCGCCAGCGCCTCATTTCGGCGGGCAGGGTCAAAGAATCCGAGACGGAACAGCTCCAGCGTCAGCTCGTTCTGCGCCGCGGCGGAATAGGCATTGCGGCGGCGGGCATGGACGCGGACATCAAAGAGCGGAATACGGTATCCAAGATCCTCGCCCGCCGCGCCGATCTGGTGGACAGGCCGCAGGCCTGCGGCACTGTAGCCGGTGAAGCGGCTCTCACCGTCCCGATCGCTGATGCGGAAACGGCGGGGCAGGGTGTAGAACTGTCGGATCAGCTCAATGCAAAGCTCCATCATTTCGCCAAAGGCGCGGTAGGCCGAGGCAGAGGCATCGCGGCTGCTTTTGCCGCTGGCCTCCTGCAGTGCGGCGATGGCCGAGGCGGCCGTGACACCGGCGCTGACATTGCCGGAGCCGGTCTCGGTGTTGCCGCTGGTCTCCCTCAGCTCCTTGACGGTGCGGTCGTAGAGATCGATGTAGCTGGAGGACAGATTGTCGTGCTCGATGCGGCGGAGCGTGTCCTCCGAGGCACTGTTGACATGGACGACGGGACGGGTCAGATCGAGAAATTCTTCCTCGCTGACGCCCTCGCCGCGAGAGAAGTAGCGAGGGGTGGCACCCACCAGCGCGTTGCGGACAAAGGCCGTCTTGAGCAGATCGATCTCGGTCTGCGCGCCGCGGCAAAGGTCCACATAGCCGTAGCCGCAGGGAGAACCGTCGATGGGAAAGAGGGGATCAAGGATGAAGGGATAGCGGGCGTGATCGTACAGACCGCACCGGCAAAGCTCTTCGTCATTTTCGGTGGCAAAAAGCAGATGCTCGCCCACATAGCGGCAGTATTGCAATGTCTCGCGGCCGTCCACCTCCTTTTTGTAGTATACTTCAATGACGGGAAGTCGATCATCTCCGCTCTCTACCGGGGTGAGCACTGAATGAAGTGACTCGCCTGCCAGCGTGGGATAGCGGCGGCAGAGGGTCTCGGCGTCCTGCCACTCCAGATGGAACAGGTAGGGGCTGTGCTGGATGTCGCGCACACGGCTGTCATAGCAGATATCCCGCAGATCGACGCGCTCAATGGCAATGTCGCCAAGTCCTCCGGCGCGGCGTGCGTCCCAGATGACCTTGCAGACGGCGGTGCCGGTCTTGAGCTTCTGCCATGCCAGCTCGCTCCAGGTGGTTTCAAAGTGATTCTGTTCCAGAATACAGGGCAGGATGTCGGAGAGCATTTCTGCTTCGGCCACATCCTCCTCGCCGCGTGGGAGGATCAGCGGCTCGGGATAGGCGTCGGTGATATCGGCGTGCTTGTTGACGATGACATTGTGCAGCCAGGCAGAGGCGCTGTGATAGCCGTCGTCACGGGCGGTGGCATAGCGGCGACCCTCCTCGCCGGTGTTGCGCAATCGCCACCAGCGCTCCGCCTCGGCACACCGTGCGTCGACGGACGCTTTGGCGGTGCGGTAACGCTGCAGGATCTCGGTGAAGTGTCGGATCTCCTCGATCCCGATGGGGTTTTTGGTTGGGGTTTCGGACATAGTATCTCCTTTCAGATATGATGGTATGAATGTCTCTGCAGCGTCGCGGCAGGCATTTGCCGTCCCCGAGGTGGGATGGGGCGGGACATACAGAGATAGCGGATCTCGTCCGCGGCATGGTCCTCTCCCTCGGTGTCCAGATCCTCGGGATTGGAAGCGGAGTAGCTCAGGGTGGGCAGGGTGCGGATGGCGGCGCGGCAGGTGTCAAAAAAGTACATCCGCGCATATCCCGCCTCGTCAAACTGCAATCGATAGTGTACCTGCATCCAGCCGGGGATCCGCTTGTGGTCACCGGGATTGAAATAGATCCCGTAGTGGGAGGCCGTTTCGGCAATGCTCTCGCCGTGGGAGGCGTCCCATATGGCGGGATCGGCCACGCTGTCGGCGATCTTGCGGCCGCTGAGCCATGGGTGCTCGTCCTCAAAGGCACGGATGCGGCGGAACTGCTCGTCGGGAGATTGCCGTACCCCCTCGTTGGGTGTTCCCGAGTAGCCGTAAAGCTCCAGAATGCGGTAGAGTACACCGTCAAAGTCCAGCGCCCACCAGGCCATGGAGTAGGGACGGTTGTAGCCGAAATCGTAGGAGCGCAGAATGGACCAGCCCCGCCGTTCGCCCTCGTTCAGATCGAATGGTTCGATGACATGGGTGAAACGGTGCTGACGCAGAGCCTCCTCGGGAGTGATCCCCGCCTCGGCGCACAAACGCGGATCGGGATGGAGCCGCAGCTCGTCGAAGAACTGTCCCTCGAAAATGTCCCAGTCGCCCCACAGCCACGCCTGCCGCAGATGGGGCGGAAGCGCTTCCAGCTGACGGATGTAGTCGGGCTGACGTGCCATCAGGGCGTGATTGTCGGTGACAAGGGAGCGGATGAAGGTGTAGTCCTCGGGATCCTCGTTCTCCTCAAAGCGTCGGTCGATGAACAGCCGCTTGATGTAGGCGTGTCC